ATACTTGATAATATAAACTCTTCATAAATAAAATCATATTCTGTTATATTGATAGGTCTAATACATTTTTTACAATTATTTAATACTAAATAATTATCTCTAATAGTACTTAACAAAGTCCATGTTTTTTTATCATATTTGAATTTGCCTGTACTTATACGAGGTTGAGAGGCATATTCGATATTGATATTATATTTGGTAGGGTTTGATTTATATTTCATTATATATAATTGTTATAAAAAAATTTATAAACTATTTAATAAAAAGTGTAAAATAATCTTCATCTAATATATGAAAAAAGATATACAAATAATATTATTTTGTCAAACAATTGCTGAATATGAAGGATTTGTTGATGAGAATAAAAGTTTTATTGAAAAATTAAAAAAATATGGAGAAGTAATTATACCAAAACCTAGATTAGAAAAAGAATACTCTGAATATGCAAAATTGATATATGAACAAATTAATAAAGATAAAAAATATATTGTGATTGGCATAAATTTAGGATATTCAGTTGCTACATATTATTCAAATACATATCCAGAAAATTGCCTCTCAGTATATATTGTGATTGATAAAAATTCTACAGATACAGATCCAATAAACAAAACAAAAGTTAGAACAATTTATTATTTGGATATAGATTTAAAATCTATTACAAAATCAGATAATCAAATAATAAATTATTGGAAATCAGGAAATTTTAATGAAATATATAACAACATATATGGTTTTATAGAATCAGTAAAATATAAAAAAAATTTAAAATTTATTCATATTACCAAGTGTGCGGGAACAGCGGTTGAGAATGCGGGTATGGAACATAATATTTTGTGGGGGAGATTTCACAAAGAATATGGTTGGCATCATCGAACATTTGATACAGTTGATATTAAACTAAAAGAAAAATATGATTGGTTTGTAATTGTTCGGAATCCTTATGATAGAATCTTATCAGAATATTATTGTAAATGGGGAGGTGTAGGAAATTGGGATAATGGAACTTTTGTGCATGATACGGCGGAACAAATGAGTGAATTTTTAATAAAGCGAATATTAGAGAGGAATAATGCTTCATTTAAATCTAAATCTCATTATATAGAGCAATCAAAATATATAGATCAAACTACAAAAATACATATCTTGCATTTTGAAAATCTAGAAGAAGAATTTAATAAATTGATGAAATCTTATCAGATGAGTTATATTAGACTCAAAAAAACCAATCAAAAACCAAATAATGTAAAATATTCTATCAAAGATTTTTCCAAAAAATTAATTGATGTGATTAATAATGTGTATGATAAAGATTTTACTATTTTTGGATATGATAAAATACAAAACTAATTATAAGATGTTAACATTTTTTATCCAATCATCAATAAAAGTATATTTTATTTTTTCTAATATATTAAGATGTTCGGTAAAGATATCTTTATTATCATAATAATAAAAAATCATATGAATAAAATTTGTATATATGGTGGTTAGATTTCTAACAATCCCATATAATCTGGTTCGGAATGATTCTTGTAATTTTATATTGAAAGAAATATTATTAGGATTATGAATATGAGAAAGTATGAAATTAATCTCATCCCTATCTATTTGTCTAATCATATTACGTGCCACCACATATATATAGTTGTTTTGTATAAAGTTTGTAGATGGATTTACAAAATAAACATCTTCAAAAAAATCATAAAGTAATTTGATATATTGAGCACATACATCTTCTATCAATACTGGTAAATATATTTGAAAGATAGCTGAACCACCTAATCGAAGAACTGATAAAGTTATGTATATCCAACATAAAAATTGATGAGGAGTAGTAGTGGTTTGATATTCAAATCCAATAAAATCATAATTACTAAATGTATTTATAAAATATTCAATATTTTTGAGATTGGTTAAATTGCTAGAAATAGACTGAGTGGATTTTTCTATAGGATTTTGAATATCAAATACATCTGTATGATTATTAGATGAAAAAATTGTATAGTTGATAGCTACACGCGATTTTAGATAAAAATAATATAATGCTTCATATGATGAGTTATTATTTTCACAAAAATGTAATGTAGATATATTTGTAGATTGATAGATTGATTGATCTGATAGATTTATTAGATTAAATTTACTAAGTATCTCATATATTTGAGAAAATTGTATGGTTGTTGGATATCCTATTTTTTTATCTAATTGTGTGATAAAAAAATCTGTTATATCTAACTCTTTGATTATATTATTTAAATTAGTTTGATTTTTAGATTTTATAAATAAATCTAATAGTTTTAATTCTTCATTCAGACTATTATAATTTATATCTATATCTGAGCTTGTGTATGAATAATAATTGGTTAGCTTGTAGTATAATGTGATAGGATCTTTAAGAATATTATTAACAATTTCATTTTTATATTTATAATTTTTCATAATATATTTTTTTTTAACTGGTAGATTTGCTTTTTGTGCTAAATAAATACATTTATCAATATTTTGCATAAAATATTTTTTTTGTAATTTTTCCAAATCATCATCGGAAATATTATTAATTAAAAATTGTTTTTTATCATATAATTTATTTATCTTATTAATATAATTTATATTTTTATTAATATATCGCATAAATTTATTATATTTTGAATCAAACTTCACATCAACCAGATTAGTTATTTGTTTTTGATTATCTGATAACTTTTCTAAAATGTTATCAAAAATATTATTATTGCTTTTAAATTTTCTAAATATAATTAGTTGTTTTGTCCAATAATTTTGTGTATATGATTTTTTTTTATAAATAGTTTGCTCAAACATACAACTTAGTAAATATATTAATTGTGAGTTATATGCATCCATTGTATTATATGATATTCGGAATATCAGATTTCCTCCCTTTTGTAAGAATTTTAATGCGATTCCAATATACCGAATTACTTCATAATATGTATGATTATTCCATTTAAATTCTTTATTATTACTAATATTACCATTAAATAATAAAATAATATTATTATATTTAGATATAGAATTTTTATTCTCTATAATGAGTTTTGTATTTGGATAAATAGTATTAAATTTATAAATATAATCATTTATTTGTTGTTCGGTATGATGGTCATATATCGGCATATAACCAATTGTTTTAATATCATAATATAATAATGATTCAATAAAATATAATCTATTGCTTATAATAAAACAATCGGATATATTATATTTACTAATTATACCATTAATCCATATACTGGTTAGTATAAAGTCTTCATAAATATTATCATAATCTATTATATTTATTTGTCTAATACAATATTTACAATTATTTAATGCTAAATAATTATGTCTAATAATAGATATAATATCCCATGATTTTTTATCATATTTGTATTTACCTGTAGTTATACGAGGTTGAGAGGCATATTCGATATTGATATTATATTTGATAGGGTTTGATTTATATTTCATTATATATAATTAGTATAAAAAATAAATTTTATTTTATGTATATATATATGTCTTTTACTATTACTAAATGCAAAATATCCTATTATGATCAAGGAGTAATCCATGTATCTGAACCTCAAATACAACTATCTGATATTACAGAAGTAAACAATATTATTTATAAATACTTTGAAAGTCGTATATGTAGCTTTCCTTGTGTGGTTACATATATATCAAGAAATCTATCAAGTGATTCAAAGGCTATACAAGATTATAGAATGATTCCTATGAGTAAAGAGCACAAAATATACCAAATAAAACAACAACAACAAGAAGCTGAAAAAAAAGAAGCTGAAAAAAGAGAAGCTGAAATACAACAAAAACAAATATATTATAAAATATTAATAGATATAACTAAATTTATTTATAAAGAAGCAGATGAAAAAATGTTAAAAGATATAATTGGATTATTTAATCCAAAAGCAGATTATGAAACATTAATAAATATAATTCAACAAAAATACACAGATTATAAAATATTAATAGATATAATTAAATTCATTTATAAAGAAGCAGATGAAAAAATATTAATAAATATAATTGGATCATTTAATCCAAAAGCAGATTATGAAAGATTAATAAATATAATTAAATTAATTGATCAAAATGATCCAAAAAAAGAAAGTCAACCAGAAGCAGAAAGCAAACCAGAAGCAGAAAGCAAACCAGAAGCAGAAAGCAAACCAGAAGTAGATTATGAAACATTAATAAATATAATTAAATCAATTACTGAAAAACCAGAAGCAGAAAGCCAACCAGAAGCAAATTATAATAATTTAAAAGATATAATTAATCCAGTTATTAAAAAACCAATAAAAAAAAGTAAAGAAAAATCTAAAATAATTAAAAAAGATTATGAACAATTAAAATTAATGTTAAGAGATATAATTGTAAAAAGCCAACTAAAATCAGATTATGCAAAATTAAAAAAATTACTTAATCCGCCAGTTCTTTACCAACCACCTCATATACGTTTTCCAGATACTATTGTGGATGAAAAAATCAGACAAGATAAATCATTAGATACAGAGCGGCATAGTGTAAATATATTTACAGTTCTTGACCAACCACCTCATATACGTTATCCATATACTATTGTGGGTGAAAAAATTAGAGAACATAAATCAGCCTATACTGAGTTGCAAAAAAAAGAACAATATAGTGTAAATATATTTAGAGATACAGATATTCAACCAATCGAAAAATTAAGAGACACTAGATTTAAATATCCATGGTATTTTTATTTGTATTTTACAAATAAGTATGATAAAACAAAATATTCAGATAAATTACATGAAGATTATTTTAGATTTTATTATAGAGATAATGATATAATAATTTTTCCGGATGATGAAGAGTATAATCCTCTTACTGATAAATATCAGGAAATTAATTTAACTAAAGAGTATAATCCTCTTACTGATAAATATCAGGAAATTAATTTAACTAAATATACGTATACTTTTACTTGTTTTATTGATGATAAGGATTTTAGTAGATTGGTTGATATAAAAATAAAACAAGGTATATCAGAATATATCAAGATATCAGAATATATCGAGATATCAGAATATATCAAGATATCACCACCATACAAATATAAAAATATTTTTAGTTTGGGACAAAATAGACAACAAATGATAGAATTTTTAACTAGAATTAAACAAAATATATTAAACTATTTTGAGACTTTGGGAATCAATCCTTCTAATATTAAATTATTTATTCGTCATCATAAGAATTTGCAATATTTTAGTATCAGTATATATTTATGTGATAAAACATATCATGTATTGTATATTAAAAATAAAAATACATCGATTGAATTGGATGTATATCTTAGAATTATTAAATATGAAGAAAATTGGGATAACTTAAATTTTCTTATGCCTGTTAATGGCGAAGAATTAGAGATTTTAAATAAATCTAGACAATTTCCACAGCCAGCTGGACGACATATTAGAAGTTGGAGTTTTGCTAAAAGAGTTGAAAACTCATCAGATATTTTGGGTGATGTGAGTGGATTGATTGCTAAATTGGCATATGATCCGATAACCGAACAACCAACAAATCCAATAACAGAAATTATATGGTATGATTGGGAAAAATCACATCATACTTATTGTAGTAAAAGTATAAGAGTAAAATTTAAAGATGGGTCTGAAGGGATTATTTTATTACAAATCCAAGAATTTATAGATAATACATATGAGAAATTAAAATTAAAATTAGATCATAATCCGGTTAAATTTAATTTTGATAATATTCAAAAACATTTTCTAATGTTGGATGTTAAAATATCTATGTGGTATGAAGATTATGATGAAAATAGTAAGATTGATATTTTATTTTCTCAAAAAGATATTAAAAAAATTGCTAATATACTTGTTACAAAACCTGATATTGCTGTAGAACCTAAATTATTTAATAATATGGAAATATTATTTTTAATAACATTATTTTTTTATAGTTATGTGCGTAAATTTGGAGATAAATTAGATAGAGAATTTGGAGATTTATTAAAAACAATTGAAGATATTCCTATATTGAATGTAAATTTAATGGATTTAAAACAATGTCTTTTTTCTTCTAATTTTATTGCATTTCACAGATATACCGGATTGGCTTTAAACCCAGAATTATGCAATATATATATAGACCAACAATCATACAATAAATCTCAATTGCTAAAAAACAAATATTATATTATTGTATATCATATTCCCAATAATTTTATTGATATATTGTATGAAAATCCAACTGATTTTAAAGAAAAATTAGCAGAAATAATTTCTATTATTAGTACTCAACATGCTGCTTTAAATCAAGAAATTATAAGTCAACCAGATAGATCACAAAAAAAAATATTAGATAAATTACGAAGTTTTAGAAAAAAAATAGATAAAGATGAATCGATTAAACAGCTGGCAAATATTTTATTCCCATCTGAAAAATTACATCAAATCTATCCAAAATATACAAGTTTAGAAGATGGTCCAGCATTTAATTTTATTAAACCTGAGGAAAAACAAGAATTATATGATAACATATTATCTAAAATCTCTAATACAACAAATATATTGGTTGATAATCGTAAAAAAATATCATCAGAATTTCAAATATTTCATGCACATATTTTACTCTCACATCATACTACTTATAGAAGTATTTTAAAAAATTTAAAGAGAATTGAAGACTCTCCAAATAAAGTTAATTATGATATTATATCATCATATTCAAAAATTTAGATATTGATGAATATTTTTTATCTGATATACAGCTCTAAACAATAAGTCTTACAATATAATGATGCACATTATCATAATTGGTTTTAATTTTTTTAATAATATCATATTTGATACTATTTAATCCATCTTTTCTCCACATTTTCCAATCATTAATTATATTATTTCTTCTCTCTTGGTTAACCAACTCAACAAAATTTGTCGTATTTTCATGTGGTAGCTCAGTAATGATTATATTTTTTGTAGTGGTGGGTTGGAGCAATTCTAACTTATTTGTTACTAATCGGTTATACACTGCATTATCCTCACCTCCCCATCCGAAGAAGGATGAAGGAAATCCATTTATTTTTTCGAAAACTGACCCTCCAAAACTACTTATACCTCCTGAAAAATGTGGTGCTTTGTATTTGTACCATAGAGAAGCGATGTGAATGGGTATGGGAGAAACAAATCTATATAATTTGACTAATTCGCTTGGTGATATTAAATCAACATCATGAAACACATACATATCATGTTTGTGTGATTTAGCTATCAGATATCCAATATTTAGTAGTGCTCCTCTGTTAAATTTTTTATTATCATCTGATTGCTCAATAATATAAATCATAATCTTATCAAAAAAATTATGATAATATTCAGTAAATTGTCTTAATTGTTCGGCTCTGGGTTGATAGATGTTGTCTCTATAGGGAACAATAATTGCTATACTGGATTTATTATTTTCTTCTATATTATCTAAATCTATTTTTTTCTTTATCATTTTATATTCAAATCCGGCAGATTGAAACATATTAATATATATTATAAGATTATTATTTTTAATAAAAAATAATAATTGCTATATATATATGTCTGTTATTACTACTACGCAATGCAAACAAACATTTAATTATTCTAATTCATCTATAATAATATCAGAACCTCAAATAATTTTAAATGATATCGAAAGGATAAAACAAATTATTAATCAATATTGGGAACATCATAAAGTTGGTAAAAAATATGAGTTTGATGTTCCATGTGTGATTACATATATAAAAGATAAAGGAAACAAAGGAGATACTATAAAAAAAGATTATATTAAATTACAAAAATCATTATTAGAAGAAACATCTTCTACCGTATACAAACCACCTCATCGAAGAGGTCTTGATGTTAAAGGAGAAAAAATGGACTCTACTATATTTGATACTAGATCACCAATACTATATTATGTAAATATATTTAGAGATACAAAAATTGATGAATTAGAAAATTATAGAAAAACAAAAAATAAATATCCATATTATTTTTATTTATATTTTAGTAATTCTATTAAATCTGCATTATCAACTATGTCGATTAATCAATTTGGTAACAAATATTCTGATTTATATTTTAGAGATGAAGATATTACAATTGTTCCAAATGATGAAGAAAATATAGATAAATACCAAACAATTGATATAGATAAATATTTATATACTTTTAATTGTTTTTTTAATGATGATCAATTTAGCCAATTAGTTGATAAAAAGATACAATCAGGTGTATTAAAATATATAATTTTAGATTCTACTCAACAAGAACAACCATACAAATATAAAAATATTTTTAGTTTAGGAGAAACTAATCAACAAATATTTGATTTTTTAACTAAAATTAAAACAAAAATATTAGAATATTTTAAGCCTATAGATGAAAAATATATCAAACTATTTATTAAACATAACAATAACTTACAATATATTTATATAACTATATATATTTATAATAATAAAAAAAATATAATGCTTGTAAGTAATAATCGTGTATATATTGAATTAGATTTATATTTGAGAATTCTTAGTCATCCTGAAAATTCAGAAAAATTAAATTTTTTTATATCTGTAAATGGTGATGATGAATTAGCTACTTTAATGGGTCAACCAATTAGAATATGGAAGTATGAAAAAAAACATATACCAAATCCACCAGCTCGTGATAATATTGATATATTGATAGAAAAATTTAAAACTACTCATATAACTGAAATACTATCATATGACTCGAAAAAAACAGATCATTTTCACTGTAGTAAATCCATAAAAATAAAATTTTCAGATAATTCTGAAGGTGAGCTTTTGTTACAAATAAATAGATATGTAGATAATGAATTTGGTATTTTAAAAAAAAAGTTAGATAGTAATGAAAAAAAAATAAGTTTTGGAAATATTGAAAAACATTATATTGAAATTAAATCAAAAATATCTTTATATTTTATACAAAAAGAAAGTATTGCTACATTACGCGATGATGCTAAAATTATTTCTCATAAAAAACAAGTTTTATTTAATAATCTAGATATACTTGTATTAATAACATTATATTTTTATGCTTATTTTCGTAAATATGGATATGAAAAATTTTATGCAAAATATTATTTATTATTAGAAAAAATAAACAGCATACCTATCTTGCAAGTAAACTTAATAGATTTAATATATTTAAAACAAAGTATAAATAGTAAAAATTTTATTGGATTTCATAGATATACTGGTGTTGGATTAAATGATGCACTATGTGAGATATATAGAGATCAACAATCATATGATAACTATTTAGATAAATTATTAAAATATAAATATTATTGTATATTATTTCATGTACCTGAAAATTTTATTAGTGAATTGTATAAAAATCCTAATACATTAGAAACAAATCCAGAAGAATTTGACACAAATTTATCAATGTTAATCAATACTGTTAGTGAAATACATACACGATTTAATCAGACTAATTTTATGCAAGAAACTAAATTGAAAATAACAGATATATTTGATAAATTACAAGAATTTAAACAAATATTAAAAAAAGATGAAAGAATTATCAAGTTAATCAATGAATTATTTTCTCCTGCTAAATTTAAAGAAATTTATACTAAATATACTAGTTTGGAAGATGGTCCGGCATTTAATTTTATTACACCTGACGAAAAAGAAGAATTATATCAAAATATATTTTCCAAACAATCAAATGTAAATAGTATAGAGATAGAAAGTAGTAAAACAATAGGTCCTTCATTTCAAATGTTTCATTTACATATGTTGCTAGAAGCAAAAACTACATATAGAGGTATTATAAATAATTATAGAGATATTAGACATCCAAAACTACCTTATTCTATTATATCAGATTATACAAAATTATAAAATATATTTATTTTTTGATATCAAGATTATTATAAAATATATTTATTTTTTGATATCAAGATTATTATAAAATATATTTATTTTTTGATATCAAAATTATTATAAAATATATTTATTTTTTGATATTAAAATTATTATAAAATATATTTATTTTTTGATATCAAAATTATTATAAAATATATTTATTTTTTGATACCAACATTTTTCAACCAATCCTTTAAAAACGCATATTTTATTTTTTCCTGTATTTGTAGATGCTCTCTAAAAATATCATCATTATCATAATAATAAAATAATATATTTGTAAAGATATTGTGATATCAAAAAAACAATCTCAGTGGAAAATCCGAGACTTTGGAGCTGGTATCAAACAAAATGATTTTAAATTTAACAAAAATTCAGTAAAAACAATAATCATGAAATGATTGGTTTTTTTGGTTATGGTTTGAAGGATGCAATTGGTATTTTTTCTTCACATAAAATTAAATTTAAAATTTATACAAAACAATATATATTTACTCCAGTAAATTGTCCAAAAAATGATTTTCCAGAAGAAGACATTTAATAATTAAAAAAAATATTCTCTCTCATACATTATTAGATTTTGAATCCAATAATGGGTGAGATTTTGAATCCAAAATAGATTGTGAATTAGATTTTGCATATACTCTGCATACAATGATACAAATAATAAATACTATGGTGATAAATATATTCATAAAACCAATATATTTATATAAGTTGGGTGATTGTATGACAACAAATAATATGATGTTTGTAGCTAATAATATTTGAACAGATACTACGGCTCCACATATAATCAATAAGTGATGAAATGTTTGAATATTTGATACCAATAAACTTTTTAGAATAAAAATCATACACACAACCATTTCAGCAAAGCAACATATAATTAGCTGATTGATTTGATTCAATAGAGTAGGAAATATAAATATATTATATGCAAAGAGTGCGATATAGATGCTGATAATTATACGCATTCCAAAATAATTAGTTGAATTTGCGGGATTTGTTGGATTTGTGGGATTTGTTGGATTTGTGGGATAGTTTAGATTCAAACAACTCATATCAATCATATGATGAATCATATAATTTGCCAACATCAAACAATTTACAATAATTTCAAAAAACTCATTAGAATCTGATTCGATGCAACTGATTTTCACACAATCAATTATTTGATAAGTGGTGTGAGCAATAATGATTAAGAAAATTAGAACAACAAACACACAAAAAAATATATTCCGACACATCAGATTATCTGTCGGTTGATTGAGACGCATAATTTTAGTTGTATTAGAAACAAATCCATATATCAAACAAACACTCAAAGGTATCACAACACCTCCTATGTTGACAAAATATCCAACCAGATTAATCGCCACATATACTATTCCGCAAAATATACTCTGATACATAATTTAATTTGATTTGATTTTACTATCTTAAATACAATAAAGCTAATTTTCAATTTTTATATATTTATTGCAAAAGTATCATAAATTTTATATAAATTTATTATATGATTGTTAATATAATTCATATAGGTAAATGCGGAGGCTCAACTGTAGGATTGATTCTTACTCAAAATAATATAAAATTTGAACATATCCATATCGAAAAACCAATATTTAATAAACATAAAAAATATTTAATTATGATTAGAAATCCTATTCGGAGATTTATAAGTGCATTTAATTGGAGATATCGATTAGTGGTTGTAGATAAAGTTCAACCTGATAGATTCAAAGGAGAGGCAGAAACGCTTACTAGATATAAGTCGGTTGAGAATATGGTGATGAATATTGATAGTTATGATAAAACCAAACAATATATTCATCATATATATGAAGATATTGATTTTTATTTGGGTGATTTTTTACAAAAATGTAAGAAGAAAAATATTGTGGGTGTAATTTTACAAGAAGATTTGAATAATTGTATGATGGAAATATTTAGAGTACAAGTTGGAGATACTAATTTGAAAAAAAATAATAGTTCGGATACATATATATCAAACACAGGATATGAGAAACTTAAAAAGTATCTTTATAAAGATTATCAATGTATTGATAAACTATACAGTATGGGATTGATTACAGAAAGGCAATATAAAATATTATCTGAATAAATGTGTTTGAATATTATATTTTTTTATAATCAGATAATTTACTATGACAATTATCAACAATATAGAAATTGATAATACAAAATATGTGGAAAACAATATCAAAAAATCAATCTGGTCAAATTCACCTTTATCTGATAAGTTGAATGTGGTGATTGTTGTTTCAAATCCAGTCAGATGTGCAACCCGATACATATTAGCCAAAGAATTTATTAGACGAATGCGTGATTGTATGGATGTCAGATTATATGTGGTTGAGTTGGCTTATGGGGATCAGGGATTTCATCTAACCGATTTAGATAATCAGAATCATCTAAGACTTCGCACACCCATTCCTTTGTGGCATAAAGAAAATCTTATCAATATCGCCGCCAATGTATTGCTTCCCAAAGATTGGCAGAATATTTGTTGGGTAGATGCAGATATTGAGTTTGATGACCCGCATTGGGTGCATCATACACTCAAACTTCTGAATGGTTCATATGATGTGGTTCAGCTGTTTAGTCATTGTTTGTTTTTAGATACAAAGGGAGATACCGAACATATTTTTTCAGGTTTTGGATTTCAACATACTAAACGTCAAAAGCGAAGCAAACATATATCAGATATTAATAGTTTTTGGCATCCTGGATTTGGATGGGCTTGCACGAGAAAATTTTATGATAAGATGGGAGGACTTTATGAGAATTGTGTGACAGGTGATGGGGATATGGTAATGGCTTCTTGTTGGATTCAAGGATTTGAGAATTCGATGATGGGGTATGATTTTAAACAATCAATTCTTGATTTTCAACAAAGAGTTGGAGCGTGTCGTGTTGGATATGTTCCGGGAATAATACTTCATCATTATCATGGTTCAATTGAAAGTAGAGCATATGAGGCAAGAAATCGTATGTTGATAGATTATATTTTTTCTCCTCAACTTCACCTAACCAAAGATAAATATGGATTGATTGTTCCGACTGATTTGTTTCCTGCAAAATTGCTAGAGAAAATACAGAACCATTTTGTTTCAAAAAATGAAGATAATCTACATATTGTCAATCTAAAATACAATTCAACCAATCCAGAGTGCAATCAAACCAATCCAGAGTGCAATCAAACCAATCCAGAGTGCAATCAAACCAATCCAGAATGCAATCCAATCAGTTATAAAGTTTGCAGAGGATATGTTGATGGGTATTTGAAATCAAATCATCCGGATATAAATTATTGTTTGACTCATAATATTTTACATTCAATCAAGCCTCATAGTATTAAAGATATTGAGGGTATATTAAAATCTTTCAAGTATCATCAAAAGAGGGATAGATGCACCAACACATTATTTTATGCATATAATTTTGGAAGCACTTGTGTGGTATATTTGACAAATAATATTATTGTAAAAATGTATTTGGAGAAATTGAGTTGGACTGCACCCAACCATCGCAATATATGTGAGATTTTTAACAGAGAGGTAAAAATTTTAGAGAAATTGAAAGGAACAATTGGATTTCCACAACTTGTCGATTTTGACCCAATCAATTTAATTATTCGCACTACCTATGAGGGTGTATCGGTGTTTGATACAATGATATTAAAATCTATGCCGGTGCTTTCAATATTACCAGATGATTGGATCATACAATTAAAATATTTAACAGATAGTTTGACAGAACACAATATATATTATCCAGAATTTAATTTGAAAAATATTGTCATTAAAGATAATCAGATGTGTTTGATAGATTTTGGATTAGCATCAATTTGTAGAAAATCCAATAATGCAAATTATAAGATATTTGTGCAACTTATCCAACAAATGCAATGCTATGATGTTGAATCATATGAGTTATTTATTGATAATATGAGAAAACAGCCCAAATATTCAGATAATGTGTTTTGATAAATATATTTATTGTTTGGAATAAGATTGTATGAGACCCAATATATGGGATGCAGTCATATATTCATCATCTCTATTTATAAATTTTATTCTATAGTGATAAACTTCATCACTATATATCAATCTGTTAAGTGCATCTTTATTCAAAATATCTGTTCTTAAATTTGGTGTTGGAAATATACCCAGCTTACTGAGCATATAACCAATATCCGTATCATCAATAAAATTTAATTGGTTGCATAGATGCCGATTATCAACAATTTTTTTAACAATATCAGGTGTCATAATAAATCCACTACCTGATGCATATCTGATACCTTTATAATTTCCAATCACACCTGAGTAAAGCCCACTTTTAGGTTGAGATTCTAAATGTTTGGCTAAGGCTCTAAAGTTCCACAAACTACTCAGATTAGTTCGAACCATATAGTCATATTTAGTATCTTGATTGATAAAATATTCAAAACAATCTATTGTTTTTTCTCTTATTCCAGGATGATATGATTCAGTTCCTTTGAGATAAAAAGTATTTGCTTCTTTTTGATAATTTTCTTTATTCTCACTATATTCGATAAACCAACATTCAAACTGCGGATGTTGATTCATATACTCTAACCATATTTTTTTACATCCACTATAGGTTGGTTGACTATTATCCGAAATAATAATAACTAATACTTTCATAATATAATATAATATAATAAAAATATTTAGGTTTAAACGCAAAATATCATATCATATCATATCATATCATATGAATCTATTTAATCCCGATTATAAGATTTTAATGTTAGATGTAGGAGAATTAAATCAAATCATACTCAAACCAATCAGTCAATCTGTATGGATTATAGATAAGGGTTTTATAGGTTTTGGGGATAGATTTTTGTGCATAAAAGATAATTGGTTGATATTATGTACAGATAAGCAACTATGGGATATATCAAATAATTGTTTGTATAATATCCAATTCAAAAAGTATCTATCGGTTAATCATAATTATGAGTTAGTGATGACATCAGATGTGAGAGAACGTGCATATATTGAAATATGTGGTAAAACAATATGTTATCCAAAACCACAATTTAGAATTAAATTTGATACAGTTAATAGTAAATCTAATACGCTAAATCTAAATCTACTAACATCCAAACCTCTCCGAGTAGGAATTATATTGGCTGGTGGTCATAGTAGCAGATTTGGATTGGATGTTATCAAACAATTATATATAGTTGGAGAACTACCAGTAATCTTGTATTCAGTAGAGGCGATGAAATTTTTAGATAAAATTATTATTATATCTAATAGTAGATGCTGTGAGCAAATTAAAAAGTTGGTAGAGGGATATATTAATATAGTAGTGCTGACTAATGATATTGATTGCCGATTGGAATCTTTATGGTGTGGATTAAAATATATAGAACAAAATATTAAAGATGTAGGGAGGGTAGTGGTACATGATGCGGCTAGATATTTGATTAAATCTAATCATATTGAATGTTTGCTTACATATGAGAATATATCTTATGTTCAGTATATATTGAAGCTAACAAATGGATTATTTTGTATAAATAATCCAACATATGATGAACCAAATAGAGATGATTATGTAGAGTTGGTAACTCCCATATGTATTAACTTTAATCTTGCATATTATATTTTTTCCCACTATATGATGCCTGATAATCGTATTAGTTATGAATTTTTAAATATTATTCGTCTGATGGGGTTAACATATAAGTTGGTGGAGGGACATTATAATTTTCTAAAAAAAATAACAACTTTTGCGGATATATCTAATAATATTATATAGAAAAATATTGTATGAATGTAAAATTTATGCAATATAAAAAAAAAGCTCCAGAAAAAAAAGTTATAGAATCAACCGCTTTAGCCAACACTCCAGCAGATATTATCAAAAAATACTTTAATGATAATCTTGGCTTTGGTGAAAGCAAACCAGTCGCACTCAGCCTACTATCTCAAACCATCAATATATTAGAGGAATTTGATATAAAATATTTTGCAATATCCGGTACACTGCTTGGAATTGTTCGCCATAATGATTTGATTCCATGGGATGATGATATTGATTTGATTGTAGATGAATCGGTGCTGAGTAAGATTGGTTTGATTGCAGAAAAGTATGCAGGTAAGATTAATTTTGGAGTAGGAGGTGATGTTGTAAAAACTTGCTTTCCAGATAAAATTAACAGATTAGATTGTGTGTGGAGTAAACGAATGATTGATGGGAGTAAGTATATGTGGCCATTTGTTGACTTGTTTGTTTACAAGATATCCAAAAAATTTTCAAATCAGATGATATTTTTTGGAAAAAGTTGGCATATGGATAAATTTTTTCCTGCCAATCAGCTAATGTTGGGTGAGATTTTAATATCTGTACCGTGTGAGCCAGATTATTTTCTAAAACGTAATTATGGTTCAAAATATATGACAGTATTGCGTTCTAATAATTGGTCACACAAAAATGAGAAAAGAATATCAGATATTGTGAGTATTGGAATGGATGATTATCAAGCTAATAAATAGTTTAATAATTTTGTCCATCTCCATGCATACCATCATAATAAAAACAAATATCTTGTAAATAAATAGCATTTGTATGTTGTAACGCTCTTAACCAGCAATCATAATCTTCTCCAGGTGCACTTATTGTGTTAAAATTATTGATAATTTCTAAAATACTTCTTTCAATTAAAACTGAACTACAAATTATGCAATTATGTATTCTAATAAAATCAAAATTCCATATGTTTGGAAATCCATTTTCTAATGCACAACTTCCACTTGTTTTATAAATTTGTTGTAATATATTGTAATATTTTTCTGCATTATATTTTTGATATATTTTTATTGGATTATATACACCTTCTCCATACAATCCATCTGTGCAAGACATTTTACATCCAGATTTATGCATTGCTTTTAATTGTAACTCTAACTTTTCTGGAAACCATATATCATCATCATCACAAAATGAAACATATTTTCCTGAAGACTTTATTATTCCTTGATTTCTAACATATGCCGCACAAGCATACCCAAAAATTTGTTTAGTATTTTTTTCTAAATGTATAATATTTATATCCGACCAATCATATTCATAATATTCTTTTTGTGTTGAACAATCATTTACTACAACAATTTCAATATTTTTGTATGTTTGTTGTTTTACAGATTTAATGGTATTTAATAAATAATTAAATCTATTGTATGTTGGTATTATTACTGTAATCTTTTCCATATTTATAAATTATAATATATTTCTTTAACTTATAATTATTTATTGTAAAAATTGAAATAAACACTAATTAAACACTATACAAAATAAGATAATTATATTTATAAGAATGTCTCGCATATACTCAAATAGCGTTTTAGATTTATATTATGGACTTAGAAAAGAACTAAATTTACTATTTGATGAGATTAATCTTATCGACATATTGTATGATTATTATAATTGGGAGGTTGAGTATAAGTGTGGTTGTTTGAAATCCACACATACGGATTGTTTACTTGCAATTGTTGATGTAAATATACCATTAAGAATTAAATCATTGGACTGTCAATCAAGAATAGAATTAGATAAATCATCCAAAATACAAATATTTCATAATTTAGAAGAACTTAAAATAAGTACACACTCACTAGAGGGAATTGGACAATATCGTAAAATAAAAAAATTGGATTGTTCAGGAAACTACTATTTGTATAAGCAAGGTGATGTGAATAATCTCGAACAATTAGAGGTATTGAATTGTAGTAATAATAGATTTGTCACATTAAATCTACCAGATTTAGATTGTATAAAAAATATAAATTGCTCAACAAATCTTATTAACAAATTACAGTTTGGTAATCTTAGTTGTTTGATTGAATTTAATTGTTCAAACAATAAATTAGAATCATTGGAAGGTATCAGTAATGCTTATCAACTTCAGCGACTTGATTGTTCAAACAATAAATTACGTTCATTAATACATATAAGTGAATTACATTTATTGAAGATATTAAATTGTTCAAATAATAATTTAGAATCATTGGAAGGTATCGATAATGCATCTTATCTGCTTGAGCTTAATTGTTCAAAAAATAGATTACTTTCATTGACACATATAAGTAAATTATTTTCATTGAATGTATTAAATTGTTCACACAATAATTTAGAATCATTGGAAGGTATTGGTAATGCATGTCATCTCCAAAATCTTGATTGTTCAAAAAATAGATTACTTTCATTGATACATATAAGCAAATTATATTCATTGAATGTATTAAATTGTTCGCATAATCAATTACAGCAATTTACAGATATTTTAGAATCTGTTCCAGATATCAATAAGTTTAATTTGTTGAAAACTATAGATTGTTCAAATAATAGATTTAGAACTGTAAAAGGTATTGGTTGTTTTACTGAATTGGAAAAAATAGATTTTTCACATAATATTTTGCAATCTTTTTATGAATTTTCAGAATCACAATCACTCAAACACATAAATTGTTCTTTTAATAGATTACAATCTCTACATGGTATTAAAAAAATCAATAATTTAGAATTTGTTAGTTGTGTGGATAATCCGATACAATTTATTAAAATTAATGAAATATATTGTAAAGTAAATGATAATGGAAAAAAATATGTAATATCTTCAAAAATTATTGATTTTGGTCAATTTCTCACTCATACAAAAGTTTTTAACTATAATCAGATAATGAATCCAAATAGTATTAAGATGATAAATCCATCTAGTGTTGGTAAAAATAAAAAAAGAACTATGAATATTTATAATATAGAAATCAAAAATGTATCAAACACAACAATTTATACCATTAATTGGTGGTAAATTTTTTTTATTAAACTAATGCGTCTATTGACATAAAATAATGCGTCTATTGACATAAAATATATTATAAATATAATTTATGAAGTTAGATTATATTGTAACAGCTGTTAATGATAATCCGATTTATGAGGAATTTATACCTATTTGGATTAAGACATGGAATAAATTATATCCAGAGGTAAATGCTCGAATTATTATGGTAGCTGAAAAAATTCCATCCAAATATTTAGAATATACAGAACAGATTATATTATTTAAGCCAATCAGTGGAGTGTTAACAAGTTTTACCTCACAAATTATCCGTCTTCTATATCCATGCTTATTGGATTGTGAGGGAGGAGTTATGATTAGTGATGCTGATATGTTACCAATGAATCGCATTTATTATATCCAACCTATTCAGATGATAGATGATGATAAATTTGTATATATGAGAGAAAATATATGTTTTAATAATTCAGAAATTGCGATGTGTTATAATGTGGCGGTGCCAAAAGTTTGGAAAGAAATTTTTGGGATTAAAAGTGTGGAGGATATTACAAATACTATAAAACATATATCTGATACCAATTTGATTCAGGAAGGACACGGAAATATTGGATGGAATATTGACCAGAAATTTTTGTATCAGAAAGTTATGATGTGGCACTATCAGACTAATAGATTGATAAGATTAAAAGAATCTGATACAAAGTTTAATAGATTAGATAGAAATACTTTTAATCTGTCAGATGTTCTAAAAAAACAGATATCTGATGGAGTTTATACTGATTATCATTGTTTGAGACCTATGAGTGTGTATTCGGATATAAATTATGAGATTTATAATTTGTTATAGATAATTTTTTAAAGTTTGACTATTTTATTTTGTATAAATAAAATTTGAAAATAATACTAATTGTATGAGTAATTATTATACGTATAATCATACTATTATAAAAATATGAATCAACTTACCAGTAGCAAATATGTGTGGTCTAATTGTTTGTCCGATAAAGAAAACTTTATCAATCAACTTATACATAATATTCGAATAAGTTTAGATGGAATGTTGGTTGAAAAAATGTTATATAATATAATTTATTTGTTTTTATACAATCCAACACTAATATTGTATAAAGATATTCCTTTCAAAAGAAACATTGAACTACCTATATGTGGAACAAATTATATGATTGTAATGCATGTTGAAAATAAAAAATATAGTCAGATTAATTCAAATAAATTTACACTTGCTTCAGATTCTGATATAGTGTTTGAGATATTGGGAGACTATCAATCGATTGATTATGAGAATTATTATCCGCCAATAAAAAGAATATGTGGTGATCCCATAACAATATACAGTCGTAAAATTAAAGCCATACTGTATGGTACCAATCCATATATTCGGACAATAAATATGAATCACACTAGTATTAGATTGTCAAACATTATACCAGATGTTGATAGATTTTATTGTGATAAGTATATTTTTGAATATGGGAAGAATATTACACCATTAGATTATGATATGAGATTGGTAGAATATAAAATTTCCAATCCTACTGCTAGTGTTGTGATGCATTCATCTCTTCATTATTATTGAATTATTTGGTTCAAAATATCTAGATGACTCATCTGATGTGTGGATTATAATTATCAGATACTATTTTTTGTAAAAAATAATCAAAGGTATAGATTTTTAATTTTTTTATTTTTTTTTTTACACCTTTTCTCATTCAATACGTTCAATTTATTATATAATGTATTTATAATGGTAAAAGTATGTGTTTTACAAACAGATAATAGACCTTCATTAAATTATTTATTAGAAACACAAAAAGTTAATAAAAAGTTTTGTGAAATTTTAGGATATGATTATAAATTTGTTTATTTAGATAATCATTATAATGTAGATAATAAAACCGCAAAATTATATATTGTAAATAATTTTTTACAAAATTCAAATTATGATGTTTTAATTTTTTTAGATAGCGATGCTTGGATACAAAATGGTTATTGGTTGAATGATATAATTAATAATTTAACAAATAATGATGAAAAATACGGTTGTTTTTCACGAGACCCATACGTAAAAAAAAACACATTTATAAATAGTGGTTCATTTATTTTAAAAATAAATAAATTTACAAAAAATTTTTATAATGATTTAATTATAAATTTAGAAAATGATATCAAAAATGGAGTTTTTAATAAATATGGTTGGGAAGACCAATATTATATCAGTAAATACATATTTGAAAATAAAGATAGTTTTGTTATTTTTGTTCCAGATATATTGAATACTCCATTAGGAAAAGTATTGAGACATAATTGGTGTAAAAATCAAAAAATGTATGATGATTTGAGTATGTTGTATCGTGATATAAATAACGATTCATGTTTTGGTAAAACATATTTTGTCGAAAAACATTACTATGACGAACAAAAATTTCCAAATACAATTGAAAATGGTTATGAATATTTTAATTAATTTAATATTATAAAAATGGGCATATTAAATGAGAAAATGTGTAAATATTTGAGGGTAAAAACACTTAAAGAGATGCCTATATGGGGGGATTATAGGGGGGCAGGATATATGGCGAAATAATATGACTAGTATATTTTTTTTTCCGTTTTTTTTAATGTGAGGATAATTACGATTTATGGAAGCAATTGATTGTCAGAATTATTTAGGTGCTGAGAATTGTATTTTTTTTTCCGGTTTTTTTTAATGTGAGGATAATTAGAATTAATGGTAGCCAAGATTAATGGAAGCCAACTAATGGGGTAAATATTTGTTGAGATGATTATGTTTAATTTATAATTACGCCAAAAATATTAGGTTACATATAATTGATTGCCGACTGATTGGTTTGATATATAGATATGACTGATTGGTTTGATAGATAGATATGACTGATTGGTTTGATAGATAGATATGACTGATTGGTTTGATAGATAGATATGACTGATTGGTTTGATAGATAGATACGACTGATTGGTTTGATAGATAGATATGACTGATTGGTTTGATAGATAGATACGACTGATTGGTTTGATAGATAGATACGACTGATTGGTTTGATAGATAGATACGACTGATTGGTTTGATAGATAGATACGACTGATTGGCTTGATAGATAGATACGACTGATTGGCTTGATAGATAGATATGACTTATTGGTTTGATAGATAGATATGACTGATTGGCTTGATAGATAGATATGACTGATTGGTTTGATAGATAGATATGACTGATTGGTTTGATAGATAGATATGACTGATTGGTTTGATAGATAGATATGACTGATTGGTTTGATAGATAGATATGACTGATTGGCTTGATAGATAGATATGACTGATTGGTTTGATAGATAGATACGACTGATTGGCTTGATAGATTTGATTTGCAAGATAGATAATTTTATTCATATAACTTAAATATAATTAGTATTAGAACAAGTATGCGGAAAATAAAAAAAAACATTCAATCCAGCCCCATTGAATCAAATTCCATTCAACCTAACCCCAATCAATCTAGCCCCATTGAATCAAATTCCATTCAACCTAACCCCAATCAATCTAACCCCAATCAATCCAGCCCCAATCAATCTAACCCCATTCAACCTAACCCCATTGAATCTAACCCCATTGAATCAAATTCTATTCAATCCAACCCCATTGAATCTAACCCCAATGAATCAAATTCCATTCAACCTAACCCCAATCAATCTAACCCCATCCAACAAATCAAGTCCAATCAAATGGTGATAAATCTTATAAGTGATTATTTGAAAACACATTCCACATACAATCCAGAAACCAATATTCTGATATGTTCAAAAATATCCAAAATATTAGAAAAAATTCAATACAATTATATTGCAAATATTAAAGATTTTAAATTGATAAAGTTGTCATTTGATAATTTTTTTAATTATGGTTCTGATAATGTTATTGATTATACTAAGATGCAGAATATTGTTGGGATAACGGGCGATTCGCATATTGGTAAATCAACTGCTGCGATTGATGTGTTGTTGTTTGCTATTTTTGGGAAAACGATTCGTGGCGATAAATTTAGTACAATTGGTGTTGGCAAAAAGTTTGTCCGAACCGATCTATTGTTTGATATTGGAACCAATCATTATAGAATTATTAGAGAAAGACGAATTAATTGCAATATAGATAAGACTAATAAACGAGATTCTATTGAAAAAACTATATTGATGTGCAATGATCTAAATATAAGTAAAAGTACAGTAGATGAGACAAATATATATATTGGTAAAATAGTATGTGAGTATGAAAATTTTGTCAATATGGGGATTATTATGCATGGAGAAAGGAATGGATTTATAGATTTGAGTGATCCACAGAGAAAAATGTTATTATGCGGATTATTAAAGATTGATGTGTTTAACAATATATTGATAGAAGTTCGAACAAATATTGCACAAATCAATCATTATTTATCACATATGAGAAAGAATATAGATTGTGAGACAAAAAATTTTAACAAATATGAAAAAATAAATCAGATAAAAAGCCAAATTGTCTCAACAGAGACAAAATATAATGAGTTGACAAAAATATTAGAAATATTTGCTCTACAGTGCGAACAAAACAAATGCAAACTCACTATATCTGAATTCAAGATATCTGAATTCAAAATATCCGAATCCACTGTATCTGAATCCAAAGTATCTGAATATGAAAAACAAATAGTAGAGTTGAATAAAATTCTTTCTTTTAATGTTAGAGAGAATAAAAATATTTATAGAAAAATAAAAAAGTTAAAAAATATTAAAACTGATATTTGTGACTCACTATATAGGCAACATGATGAACTTTTATCTAATCGTTATCCATCAGATAATATTTTAGAAAATAAAAAAAAATATGCAGAACAGCAACAAATTAATCAGTTGATTAATCAAAATATATCTCTCAACCAACAAAATCAGATAAAAAATGATATATTGAGGTTGTGTGAAGATATTGATAGATTGCAAAATCATCAGTATAATCCTGATTGTAAGTATTGTATGATGTATCCGGTTAAAAAAAAAAAAATAAAATATATGGAGATGTTGGAATTAAAAAAAAAAGAGTTAATCGGTATAGAGGATGAGATTTGTTTAACTGATAAGATATTGAATCCAAACCAGACAAACCAGCCACATCTAGAAGCCGAGTTGGATTTATTAAAAAGAGAATTAAAATTGTCACAAACTATTGCGGATATGTATGAGAATGTGATTCAAAAAGAACATGAGAATCAAATAATTGATTTAAAATGTATGGATTTAAAAAAACAAATAAAAGAAGTTAACCATCAATACAATCAGTATATTGAATTGATACAAATTAAGGCAGAAAGTGATTGTAAGATTAGTAAAATAAAAAATACAATCCATACACTCAAGCATCAGATTCAAACAATCAATCAGATTCAAACAATCAATCAACAATATCAACAACAAGTCGAACAATACAATATAGAAAAAAAAAAGTATACAGAAGATTCTGATACTTTGAAGCAATATACATCAGAGCATCAGAATCTTAGCAATCAGTTAAATTTATTAAATCTTCAATTAACAACCGCTCAACAATATGTTGATGATTATACGAAAAGTGAAGAAGAGAAAGCTATACTTGATATGATTGTAAAGATATTGGATAAGGATGGTTTGGTAGATAATATATTGTCTGATACAATCATACCAAAAATTATAAATAATGTTAACAATATATTGGAGCATATTACGGATTATAAAATCAACATCACATATACAAATTCACATTTTAAGATTGATAAAATGGTGCAAACCAGCAATCAACAAATTAATATTCAAACACTGTCAGGATGTGAGAGATTTTGTATCGATATCGCATTCAAGTTAGCATTAGAACAATATAATAATTGCATCAAAACATCATTTTTAATTATTGATGAAGCATTTCAGTGTTGTGATGATACAACGATGCAAAGATTAGATTGGTTGTTTAAATATATTCAAGATAGATATAAATTTGCAATAATAATTTCACATGATGAGCGTATTAAAAAAAAATACAATCATACGATTGAGGTGATTGCTAACAATCAATATAGTATGATTAGATATTGTTAAATTTTACAATTTTAATGATTTATCATATAAATAAATTATTACACCTTTTTTACTGAAAATCGGGACACTTAAATTTTTCTGCATCTATTCCATCCCTATCTTTGTTTGTAAGGTTTTTCAATCTTAGCAGTTTCAAAATATTCTTCTAACCAACTTTCAATTTTTAAATATAATTTAAAAAAATTGATAATAATATATTTTATATAAATAACTAATTACACCAAGCAAAGAGAAAAATGAGTTATAGCAAACCAATTGATATTTTTAAATTATTTAACAAAAAAATTTTATTTTTAGATACTGAGACAATTGGATTGCCTAAACAAAAAGGTGATGCAAATACAAAACCAGAAAAAAAATTTTATAATTATAAAAATAATAAAAAATATGAAATGGGTAGAGTAATTCAAATGTCATACTATTATTATAAAGAGTATAATAGAATAATACCTAGTGCTAATGATATCAAAAATTATATTATAAAACCCAAAGATTTTAAGGTTTATGGAACTGAATATCATTGTATAACAGATGATATTGCTAATACAAAAGGAACAATGATTTTTAAAGCATTAAAGGAATTTGCAAGTTTAATATTAAATGATGAAATTGATTATATTGTTGGATACAATCCATATTTTGATATAAATATATTAATGAATGAATTATATAGAATTAATTGGGAAAATACAATAACAAAAATACAAGAATTCATAGAAAAAAAACAAATAATAGATATTGCACAAATATGTGTTAAATTGAAATTAAATAATTATAAAAAAATATATCAAATATCTAAACAATGTGATATATATAAACAACTTTTTAATGAAAACCAACAATATACTCATAACTCACAATATGATGTATTAAATTTAATAAAAATAACAAAAAGTATAGAACCATTAGTAATAAAACATTATGATAATGATAATGATAATGATGATAATGATAATGATAATAATAATGATAATGATAATAATAATGATAATGATAATGATAATGATAATGATAATGATAATGATAATGATAATGATAATGATAATGATAATGATGATAATGATAATGATGATAATGATAATGATGATAATGATAATGATGATGATGATAATGATGATAATGATGATAGTCAATATGGTTTTTTTGGTTATAATGAATATTGTTCAGAATGTGGATATAATGATGTACATAGGTGTATTTGTAGTAGATATTTATGTGGTTATTGTGGACATGTTTGTGATGATTGTGGTTATTGTTGGGATGATGTATGTATTAAACAAAATAAGACAGATGTATGTATTAAACAAAATAAGACCAATGAATTAAACTTAAAAATATTAGGGTATAATTTATTTTATGGTGAAAATACTGAACAAATTGATTATATAAATACAAATAATTATGATATTTTATTTTTGTCAGAAGCAAGTAAAGATGTATTAACAAATTTTAAAAATTATAATGGATATTTAACCAAAAGTCATTGTGGATATACTTATTTAGGAATAAATAATAAATTAAAAATAAATATTATAAAAAAAATCTTTGATAAGGATGGTATAATAGTAATTCATTTAGAAATAAATAATAAAGAATTAATTTTAGCAAGTCTTCATTTATCTCCATTTATACAAAATATTATTAAGAGACAGGAACAAATTAAAATAATAATGGATGAATTATTAAAATTAAATTTAATAAATATTCCTTTAATAATGGGTGGAGATACAAATATGAGACATGAAGAAAATGTAAATAAATTTGAATTAAATGATGTGTATTTAATTCAAAAAGAAAAAGAGTATGAAATAACATATCCAAATAGAAAATTTAAAAGTGATAAGTTATCATTTATACCTAAAAATAATTTTAGATATGATAGATTTTTTATTAAAAATTGTAAATGTATATATTTTAAAACAATTGAAAATAATGTTTCAGACCATTTTGCAATAGAAACATCTATAAGTATTTAAAAAATACCATTTTTAATGATATGATTTATTCAGACAATCATTAGTGTTTATGTTTTTCAGCATTATTATATATATCAAATGAATTTTTAGAAAATGATAAACTTGTATTATAGTAGATTAAAAGATAAAATAGGCAAACAAATAAAATATTTAGAACATTCTAAGAGTACAGAACCAATTTTAGAATTAAATCAATATAATGAATTGATAAAAAAAGCAAAGATGTTGTATAATTTTTACTGAAATTATTACAATATTTATGAGAGTTCTGATATAACAAAACTTATCAATAAGTTAAAAGATAAATTTTATTTATACAAAAACATAATGATAAACCATTTAATTTTACTAAGCAAATAAATATTGTATAAAATTATATTTTTTGACAAATTTCAAACCCAATTATCAATTAGTCAAAAAGTAAAATTATTTGATTTTATACCATTTGAAAGTGTTATATTTAATTTTTTTTGGATCATATTTTATTTGTTTGCATATAATTTCTACGGTTTCTTTAGCCGTAACATAGAAGAACATAAACTAAATCAAATTATTTATCATCTATTCTGTAATCTTTTAGATATTTTCCTGTTATACGAGATTGCTCTCTACCAGTTTTATTTAATTCTATATCATTTCTTACTCCTTGACCTAAACCGATATTATTCCATTCTGTTTCACCATGACGAATAAAATATATTTCTTTATTTGCATATAATATATGGATTATTATAAATATCAAAAATATAAAACCAAGTACTTGGCAATAACTAACAAATTAATTGCATTTAATTTTTTTTGATAAAATAGTCCAATCAATATTATATAATGGCATCCAATTTAATAATTACATTTTTTGGTTATACCATATATTCATTTAATATATATAATAAAATAATTAATTATTTTATGTTTGTTTTTTCATAAAAATTAATAATATTAAACAAAAATTAAATATATATTATAGGTAAATTGGATGGCTCCCGTCCAACTTAACTAATTTTAAATAGGAGGTGAATTAAATTTTGATAATTTAGTTAATATATTATTAGTGTCAGACTTACTATAGATGATGTATCTATAAAAGACTTGTTGAAAGTTTTATTAACAGATGCAGGGGCTATTGGTAAAGATAGCATTTTATTATATATAGTGTTTGCCGATTCAACAAATACAAAACTTCTTGATACAGAGTTAAATATAACACAACTAGCAAAACAATATATTTTAGGCAAAATGTAATACAAATTCTGATATATATTTATCTCATCAATAGATATTTGTTTATTATAATTTAATATTTGTTTATAATAATCTTTTTTGTTTAATATATTGGATAACTTAATAGCAAATATTTTGCTATAAATTCTAAAATATGTATTGTTGTAAATTAAAATATGTATTATATGTATGAGAAATATTATAATACATATTTGTGGATATGAGAGTTTTGATAAAACAAAACTTACAAATAAGTTAAAAGATGAATATAATGAAAAAATTTATATAAAAGATTTGAAAGAAGAATTTTATCAACAAATAAGTAAATATGAAGATTTTATTGATTTATTTATACAAAAATATAATGATAAACCATTAATTTTACTAGATGTAAAAAATTGTTTGGAAAATTTTTATACAATCGATACAAAATATAAATATTTTATTACTGATAAGCAAACTGATAATATTGAGTGTAAAAAAATATACAAACAAAATAATTATAAATTTATCGATAGTGATAAAATAATAGATAAAGTGATTAAAATAATTGAGAACAAAAAAAAATATATGAAAAATTACAAAATTATAAAAAAATTAGGTGCAGGATTACATGGTAGTGTTTATTTGGTTAAAAATAAAAAAACAAAAAAAAAGTATGCGATGAAAGTTGAGAAAGTGATTGAGAAAAATTTAAAATCACAAATATATCGAGAACTTGATTTTTCTCAACATATGACAACCAAATATCCTCAACAATTTATGAAAATATATGAATATAAAAATAAGAAATGTTCGTATGTTAATTGGTCACAGAATAAATTAAATGAACAAAATAAATTAAATAATATTGATATTTATGAAGAAAAATATTATAGAGAGTTAATTGCATCTCCTTATTGTTCGATAACAATAACATCTATTGTTGATGATACAATACATTATATTATTTATAAATTAGATGATAAGAAAATTATTTTAGATTTATTTATACAAATTGTAAATATTGCTTATTTGATAAATAAAGAAGGATATTATCATCGTGATTTAACTTCAAAAAATATTGGTGTTGTATTAACAAAAGATAAATATATAACCATATTAGATAAAAAAGTTTTAACACATGGTTATATTTTACAAGCTATAGATTATGGGACTGTATTACACAAGAAATATATTTTAAAAAAGTCTGAAATTGATGCTTTAACATATAATAATGATATGTATTATATTTTACAAATAATTATTTCAAGGATAATGTTAAAAAATTTAAATAAATATTATTATAAATATATATATGATAAAGTTCTGAATGATAAAATTCTGATATCTGAACAAGATAGTAAAATATTAGAACAATATTTAGAAAATATAAAAGCAAATAATTATAATTATTTTAAACAAATATTGTATAAAATTATATTTTTTGACAAATTTCAAACCCAATTAGCAATTAATAAAAAAGTAAAATTATTTGATTTTATACCAGTTGAAAGTGTTATATTTATTGTGAAAAATTTTTATGATTTGAAAAAAATATTAGAACATTTGATTAGTTTATGATATTTAGATGGTGTGTAAAAAATTGATTTTTTTTATTTAAAAATATTATTTAATAATGAATTATTAAATAAAATGACAATATGTAAATTTGAAAATTGTAAAACAATAGCATCATATAATGTGGATGGTCAAAAACCATTATATTGTGGTGTTCATAGAAAACATAATATGGTTGATGTTAAACATAAAACTTGTGCAGAATCTGATTGTAAAACACGTCCAATTTTTAATATAGAAGGTGAAAAGAAGGCATTGTATTGTGCTAAACATAGAAAACATAATATGGTTGATGTTAAAAATAAAACTTGTGCAGAACCAAATTGTAAAACAATACCAACTTACAATATAGAAGGTGAAAAGAAGGCATTGTATTGTGCTGAACATAGAAAACATAATATGGTAAATGTTAAAGATAAAACTTGTGCAGAACCCAATTGTAAAACACTACCAACTTTTAATATAGAAGGTGAAAAGAAGGCATTGTATTGTGCTGAACATAGAAAACATAATATGGTTAATGTAAAAAGTAAAACTTGTGCAGAACTTAATTGTAAAAAACAACCAGCTTACAATATAGAAGGTGAAAAGAATGCATTGTATTGTGCTAAACATAGAAAACATAATATGGTTAATGTAATAAGTAAAACTTGTGCAGAACCAAATTGTAAAACAATTCCAATTTTTAATATAGAAGGTGAAAAGAAGGCATTGTATTGTGCTGAACATAGAAAACATAATATGGTTGATGTAAAAAGTAAAACTTGTGCAGAACCAAATTGTAAAACAATACCAATTTTTAATATAGAAGGTGAAAAGAATGCATTGTATTGTGCTAAACATAGAAAACATAATATGGTTGATGTTAAACATACAACTTGTAAAACACCTATGTGTTCAATGAGAATTAAAGAAAAATATAATGGATATTGTTATTTTTGTTTCATCCATATGTTTCCTGATTCACCTATAACCCGAAATTACAAAACAAAAGAAAAAGAAGTAGTAGAAGATATAACCAAAACATTTCCACAATATACATGGATAAGTGATAAAAAGGTTCAAGATGGATGTTCTCGAAGAAGACCAGATTTATTGTTAGATATGGGAGAGCAAATTTTAATAATAGAGATAGATGAAAATCAACATACTGATTATGATTGTAGTTGTGAAAATAAAAGATTAATGGAAATATCACAAGATTTAGGACATCGACCAATTATATTTATTCGTTTTAATCCTGATGAATATTATGTTGGAGAAACTAAAATTCAATCTTGTTGGGAATATGATAAAAAAGGTCTATGTAAATTAAAATATATAGATGAATGGAACGGTAGATTGATGGTTCTAAAACAACAAATAGAATATTGGAGTAATCCAATAAATAAAACAAACAAAACAATAGAAGTTATACAATTATATTTTGATAATTTCGAAATTGATAAAATATAATACAATAATTTTTTTTATAATAGTTTTTATCAGTTTTGATAGCAGATTTGCAGATAGTAGATTACAGATAGCAGATTTGCAGATTTAGATAGTGAATTACAGATTACAGATAGCAGATTTGCAGATTACAGATAGCAGATTTGCAGATTACAGATAGCAGATTTGCAGATTACAGATAGTAGATTTGCAGATTACAGATAGCAGATTTGCAGATTTGCAGATTTGCAGATTTGCAGATTTGCAGATTACAGATAGCAGATTTGCAGATTACAGATAACAGATTTGCAGATTTGCAGATAGTAGATTTGCAGATTACAGATAGCAGATTTGCAGATTACAGATAACAGATTTGCAGATTTGCAGATAGTAGATTTGCAGATTTAGATAGCAGATTTGCAGATTACAGATAGCAGATTTGCAGATTTAGATAGCAGATTTGCAGATTACAGATAGCAGATTTGCAGATTACAGATAGCAGATTTGCAGATTTGCAGATTACAGATAGCAGATTTGCAGATTACAGATAGCAGATTTGCAGATTTGCAGATAGTAGATTTGCAGATTACAGATAGCAGATTTGCAGATTACAGATTTGCAGATTTAGATAGTAGATTTGCAGATAGCAGATTTGCAGATTTAGATAGCAGATTTGCAGATTTAGATAGCATATTTGCAGATTTAGATAGCATATTTGCAGATTACAGATAGCAGATTTGCAGATTACAGATAGCAGATTTGCAGATTATAGATAGCAGATTTGCAGATTACAGATAGCAGATTTGCAGATTACAGATAGCATATTTGCAGATTACAGATAGCAGATTTGCAGATTACAGATAGCAGATTTGCAGATTATAGATAGCAGATTTGCAGATTACAGATAGCATATTTGCAGATTTATATAGCATATTTGCAGATTTAGATAGCATATTTGCAGATTTAGATAGCATATTTGCAGATTTAGATAGTAGATTTGCAGATAGCAGATTTGCAGATTTAGATAGTAGATTTGCAGATAGCAGATTTGCAGATTTAGATAGTAGATTTGCAGATTTAGATAGTAGATTTGCAGATTTAGATAGTAGATTTGCAGATTTAGAT